GTTAAGAAATATTTGTAAAGGACGCGACTATAGTGACACAAGTCACCCGAAATGACTTATGTACACTATAATAGTGTTAACAAATCAGATCGACGTTCCTACCAGGGGAAAAGGGTACATTCAAGCATGATGTAGAACTTTTCTCCACGACAATGGGTAGGCAACCACGCACCGCGCACGTGATATTAGTATATATTTAGACTCCTCTTCAGGAGTTTTAGCTCGGTGGTTGAGCTGGTTGTGGAATAGCAGCGTAAGTATACACAGGTGGGACATTCAAAAAGAAGAACATCGTGTAGTCTATTCCAGCACTAGTATATATTTCAATACTATTGGTATTGGCATCATTGGTTGTAGATGGATGCATTTTTACAACAATACCCATAGAGTCAACGTTAGATTCATCAATAGCTGAACCTCTGACTAGAGTATTGGGGTTGGTGTTGGTCATTCTGAAGCGAGAGTACATTGGTACACTCGCAGCACAACCAGATTGAGTCTTTTGATTGGTAAGATGCACACCAGCATTACCTTGGACAGTGTCTTCTTTGAAAAGCTCGGCAGGCTGAGTCCACTTGGTCCTGACTGCAGCAGCATATGTATCCATAGCATTGCCAGGAGAGCGAGCTTTGAGAGGTAGACGAACAATGTTCATGGAATTGACAAATTCGTTGCCATTGAAGTTGACACGCCAGGAGACAGCACCACGTTGACCCTTGAAACACGGTGCCAACCATGTCATGGGTGTGTGATTAACGAAATTGAATCGTCTAACGTCATTATCTCCGGCTGAAAGAACAGCGTAGTGAATACCATTAGGATCATATCCGTAATCGACGGGGTAGCGACCTTGGACAATTTTTGTAGAAAGATTTACAAGAACTGTTTCAGTGTCAAAACCAAAAATACGGTGCAAAACCGTCCGACGTAAACATGTCCTGAGTGACATAATAGGTTCACCCATATATACAAGGTAGGTGGACTCTATTTCGTCTTTGGTATCAGCCATCGCACTCACAGTCACATTATCCTCAGTTATAGTGGGGTTAAGTAAAACCTCACCTGACTGATTCCGAAGTGGAACAGGAAAGTGTGATAGAAGAGGGGAGATGGCAGTCGGATTCGCAAAAGTAAGATTATCACCTCCGCGAACGAAAACAAGAACTCGAATGTCTGCAGAAGCGACAGGGGAGGTCTGTTTTGTCAAAACTCGAAAGTTGAGACAGCCGTTGAAAGATCCTTCTTCCCAAGATGGAGATCTGGGTCCGAAGTTTCGAGTATTGTAAGGATCGGTATCACACTTGAGCCACGTTGTTGGTGACATCCAAGGGATGCGAATTTCAATATCATTGTCCTCAGTGATGTCGAAAGTTTGAGTAAAAGTAACTGATTCAGTATCAGGTACGTCATCAATGTTGGTCTTTGGATCCCAAGAAATTCGAAATTTTCCTCGATGATATTGGGAAGCAATGATCCGGAATCGGAAAATGATATCACCATGCCAAAATCTGAACATTCGTGTCAGATATGCCATGGGAACACCATAAGTAGCGTTTGATGGTTCATTATTAGAGTCACACATGTGTGGTGTGACAAGTGATGAGAACAAAAGCGAATCAGCCGCACTGGCGGCTGGCCACGAGAAGTTGTAAATGTACGATTCTCGAGTGACAAAAGATTCCATAGATAACTCATCTGTACCATCGAGTCCCACGGTACGTGAGTCGACACACAATTCAGTCTTGGGATCGTAAGAAAGTTTCTCAATCGGTGTGGATATCTCGGATGATGCCAAAGCATGAAAGGGCACATCCTTGAAAGGTTGCACATCGGAAACGACAGGAGGATTGGACCAACCAAAGAAGTTGGCAACAGAAGAAGCGGCATTGGCGACAAAAGAAGTCGCTGTCATAAAGGGACCGATAATGGGCACTGTTGTAAGTGCACCAGAAGCAGCAGCTACAGCAGAAGCTGTAGTTGAAACGATACCTTTGCCGTATTCATCTTTGAATCCTTGATTCATTCGAGAGAGACGATTGCCACCAGATTTGATGGCCGGAGTATCACCTTTCGTCTTTTTCTTGAGAGAAGGAGGAGCCCCATTGACACCCTTTGAACGGGAGACTTTGGAACTCTTCTTTGACTTGATACTAACAGTGGAAGATTGTTGAGAGAGCTTGGTCGTTGGACCAGCAAGTTTGACATCTTCAGCCCAGGCGTAAACCTGAATACTGACAGCTTCTCCAGAGACAGAGTTGGCGTTCAAAAGATCGCCTACAGAATCAATGGAAATCTTACCCATGGTTCTGAATTCACCATTGGATGTAAGATCAAGCCAATTCTTGTAGTAGAAGAAAGGGAGAGTCATTTCTCCTCCTTGCGAATCCTGAGGATAAATCCAGATATTGGGTCGCTGAGAGAGAGGTATGATTTGCGCATCAGAAGTAGATGCGGGAATATTGAAAGGATTGAAAGCGAACAAAGGATTGTATGTTACAATCGCAGCACCGTAGTAAAATGGTGAGGCATTGATCATGATTTTCAATTTCAATTTGCAATGAAGAAGAGAATAGTTATCCGTCTTCTTTTTGATTGAAGCCGAATCAAAGTAACGTTCCCAAGGGTCAAAAGACACATCAAGAACGGATCCTTCAGCCCAAACAGTCGTAAAAATGCGAACGGGACGAGAGAGGAATTCACCTAGATCGGCAGAAGCGTTGTAACCATCACAAAACGTGTCATCAACGAGTGGAGCAAAATCCACCATATTACCAGCGTGGGCATCATTGAATTGAACGGTCTGTTGATCGTTACTAGCAGGAGCAACAGTCATCTGTTGCGGAATTTCATTGTTTGTAGAAGCAAGTTGGTATAAAACCAGAGGGATAACTCAGTCCCAACGGAGTGCTTGTTAATCGGGTGAGTTCAGCCAAACTCTTCCCTAAATAGGGATTTTGAGGATTGCTCAGGCAAAGTTGTGTACAAGATCCATCAATATAAAACGTGGATTAACAAGATTAATTTATTTACAATTGGGTAACTATCTTTGTACAGAGTGATTTTGGTTTACAATCGGACCTTCACTCAAAGGCCCTTGCCAGTTTAACGACATGGCAGTCGCAGTTATCAATTAGACAGTAATCAGTCCAGATGAAACTTTCCACCTTTGTAGAAGTGCATCATAAACTGGGAATGTCTTATTGATATCCGCGACCCAGTGAACGAGGTTCAACTCATTTACTGCGGTCAAGATCAAATTCCTTTTTTCCTCATGAACTTTTCGTCCATAAAAGAAATATTCATTGTTTACAAAAGTCAGAACAGCGATAGCTTGTTCTTCCTTGGGAATAGACTTTGAGACTAGACCGACAGTGAGAGCTCGATTGATTGAATCGTGCTCCAACGGGCAAGCGTAGTCCTTGAGATCTTCATCGTAGACCCATTTCCTTTTCAGGAAAGAGGCCTCAGAAATGTGGATATAGGGCACACTGACGGCAAGTTTGTCAGCCATAGTGTACTTAATATCTATCGAAGCAAAAGCAGCCTGGATATCAGTATGATTGTACCAGGGGATTGCGGGACTAACACCCATGATGTTGTCATCACCATACGTGAAAAGCGAAACATTTTGTTTGAAACCATCGAGAGTTTTCTCAGGATTCAATAATTTATATACATATCGCATGTAGATGGAATTGACAAGACCATTGATGATGACTGTGAGAGGATGTCCAGAAGGGTTACTTCCGTAAAGTCCGATCAAATCACCACGATAGTTCATCATTGGGAACGCTGTGTCAGTGGCAATACCACGGATACATCGAAGAGAATCTTCGTCGAAGTTACCAGATGCCTTGCAGAGATCATGAATGATTCTGAAAGCGCCTAGAATGACGGCAGAATTCATACGTTTGTCGAATTTGGAGTAATCACCAGCAACCATTCGGTCTTCACCGTGTTGTGTGAGGTACTTGTAGATTTGACCCCACTCATTGGAGTGGCAATTGGTTCCAGGTCCTGCTTCGAAGCAGAATGTGTTGCGTTGAAGGACCCTGACAAAGGATAAGCAGTACTTGCGCACCACAATTCCCCAGTCAATGGGTCCACCAGCAAACACTCGGGTTTCCTTAGCTTTCGCTTTGGCCAGAGTGACTGGTTCATCTTTGAGAGTGCCGGAAAACACAGGGTAAACCCTGCGATCTCCCATGTACTCTAGTTCGATATTGGAGATCCTGGAAAGGATTTCATCATTGAAAGTGATGGGTTCTTCACAGCCACGCTCGGGAGCGAGGTGAACTATGAAGTTCTTTTTGGATTTATTCCAGGGAAAACCTGCGCTGGTAGATCGATTGATACTATCAACATAGGCAACCCCAGGAGCACCATTGATAGCTGTGAAAGTGTCATACACTTCAAGCTTGTTGAGTTCACTGCTCGGAAGAGCTGTGAGAATGTCGTTGTAGAATGCATCAATGCACTCATCAATTATGGATTGTTCCATATTTACCACTGGTTTGACCAGCGATAAGGCAGCATGGCGCCAGGGCTCGTATGAACGAAGCTCAGGGGCGGCATGTTTGATGGAATAACCATTTTTGAGGAAGAAATCGCACATGATAGTCCGACTGACGTCAGAACGAGTGTGTGCCATTCCTCCTGGAATTGATCCATACACATCGACGGTGCCTTCAGGTATGAACCTGAAAACACTCTTATCGTGTAGAGTAACCAACGCCTTGGGGGCGGAGGGAGCACCAAGAACTGGTACAGAACTCTGCAAAGTCATTGCTCGAAAGTTGCCTTTGGCTGTTTCAACCCATGATTGAGTCAAGGGTGAACAACCAGCAGTAGAGCCACCGCCAAAGGCGTGGATACCACAGATGACGGGACCGACCAAAGTGTCTAGCACTAAAGGAGAACCGCAAAAACCAGCAATAGTAGGATCAGCGACTTTGCCGATCCAACCAGTACGAGACGTATAGTTGTTTCCAACCTTTACAGTGCCAATTGACACTGCAAAGATTTGTTTGATTTCAGCACAGCCGGTCTCATCACGAGAGACGTATGAACCATTGCACTTAGTCTTGAAGTCATCACAAGCAATGTACTTACCAAGATTGCTCCGAGGAGGAACGGTTGGTAGATGCATCATGCACAAGTCTTTTTCCTCATCTCTATAGAGTTGAGAAGGTGAAACTTGCACAGTGAAATTGCTGTTTACCTGTTCAGTATCAGGAACGAACATAATGTCCATCTTGAAACTGTAACTAGGTACTGTGTGACTGTTGAAAACGTAATATTGCTTGTCGACGCAAAATGCGCGTGTCTTAGTGGCTTTGGTGCCACAAGACAAATAAATTAGACAAGAAACGGTGTTGCGTTCGACTTTGCGAAGTATCTCCTCGAAAGGGCGACCGAAGCATCGAGATGCAGAGGTAGCCTCAGGAAGAACTACGTCGAAGTCTTTCTTGAACCAAACATTCTGTTTTTCCAGACCATCAGGGACTGGGGTAACACCGGAGTTTCCTTGTTCGGAATACAGTGTTTTGAATAACGAGTATAACCCCATACCAGCAGTTAGCGTTGTAGCTATGATTGCAAATGCGTAGGGAACATTGAATGATTGGTAGACTTTTTCACCGATACCAGACCAAAAAGATTTGGTCATGGAACGGTTAAGAAAATGTTTGGCAGAGTCACGGACACTCTTATATGAAGAGTACCATGAGTAACCTTGGGAGTAGATTGAATATGCGCATCGAATGAGATCAATTGTCTCATTGATTTCGTTGCGAAAAACATATCCCAAAATGCTAACGCCTGCAAACAGAGCAGAAGCACTTTTGGTGTTGTACAAACTCACTGTGTTGGATTGTGACGCAAGGTCAGATTCCACACACGAGCAGAGGTTGTTTGGTAGGTTGCACAAAGGGCAAAGTTCGACTTCACTCATGAGTTGAGTAGAGTCAAGAATTTTGTTCTGAACGTCATCGTGGGTCGCAATGACCGAGTTGAAGAATTTCAAAAAGGATTTGAGATCAATGTCCTGGTGGACAACGTCTATTTGAGCCTTCTTGCAATTCGAGCCGATAGGAACAGGAGAAACACGCTTGATTGTCCATGTCCATAGATCTTGGTATTGACCAGGAGTAACTGGGGGAACGAGCGTAGAGTCTAATGATCCATTGTGAGAAGCGTATTCCTCACGAACTTTGGGTTCAATAATGTAAGGAAAGCGGCGCTGAACAGCGCTTGGAAACGAAAAATAATGATGGGCGTTGAGGTCCTCGGTGTTAGTGGTAGCAATAACCAACTTAGCACGCATAGGAGTACGTCCTTTATCATTGAGTTCAGCCTGATTAGGCACAAAAGGGATTGCATTAATAACTTGAAGTAATTCCATGACAGATGGATCGCCTTGTGTAGCCTTATTAGGATGCATGAAAGCAATATCGTCGAAATTAATACACCACTGTTCAGTGGAGAAACCGTCCCAGAATTCGGAAACGGCGTTACGAGTGTAACAGAACTTTTTGTCAGTCCTAAGGCCCTTGACTTTACCGTAGTGGTAGAAAAGAAGATCCTTGATGAAAGATTTGCCTATACCCGAATTTCCATAAACAAGTACGGAGAGAGGGGGAGCTCGTGATTCACGAGCTGCGCTTTTAGTCAAATATTCCATCTTGATCATGATGAGATTACTAACAAAGTAATTGATCTCTTTCTTGTCAGAGGAACTTAGGTGAACAGCATTTTTCTTGATGCATTCACCTTGTTCAATGAGTTCATGAAGATCGCTTATGAAAGCGTGCTCTTCAAAGCCATTGGCGGAAGGATTGGCTAGGAATTTTGATTTCCTAATAATTTCCATTGAACGCTCATAGAAGCTCTCATATGAGGAACCAGAGTGAAAGATGGCTTGAAGGGATCCAGTGTTGTAAACTTGGAATCCTTTCTTTAATATATACAAAAGAGTGTCA